TATATGAAGAAGACATTCGAGTGTCGAATTCATGTGATGACAGGGACGGTCATTGATGGTCAAATCAAGAAGCGTAAACAAGGAGCAGAAGATACTAACAATCTTGTACGTAATGTTCATACTGGTTGGGTGTATTGCCGTGAAGGTTACACTCCAGACCAAGCCGCGAGAGACATTGCTATTGCTAGTGTGGCTGCTCTTAACCTTGATTTTGGTGCTGTTGATCTCATCTACAACAAATATTACAACAAGTACTACGTTCTAGAGGTCAATACAGCCCCTGGCCTCGAAGGTACTACTCTCTCTAACTATGTAAAAGGAATTCAAAATGCCTACTAAGATCACCTTCAACCAAGCAAAATGCCCCCTCAATAACTTCTATCACTTCGTTGAAACCAGAGACTGGTACTGGGGGAAGGCATACAAAGACGACGAGGGAGATTATCAAGTTATCAGCACCCCCCAAACGTGCAAAGATTATCTGGTAGATATCCAATATCGGAACAGTCATACTATTTACAAGAATAACTGGACACCAGAGCAGTTAGCAAGCAATTGCTACTACATCCTCTTGCCCACAAAGGTGGAAGCAAACTTCTTCCTGAAAAACATCACGGAAGTTTTGAACGTATATGAGAAAAAGAATCACTTCATGCAAACAAAAGCCACCATCATGGATGAAAACATGGCGGGTTACATTGGCCCTGTCATTGTCATTGAAGGGAGCAAATGCTGGACTCGCACCACAACGGCCTTGTCCTTCTACCTTAGTCTCATTCGACTGTGTGGCTATGCCGACAACCTCTCTGCGGACAACCTTTTGCCTGTGTTGAATGATAAGCAGGCATTAAAGTGTAATGAGCAGAGATATTTCCGTAGTATGACGGCAAAAGCACGAGAACTATACGAGTATTTCTATCAACATCCCCGGGAATTGATGCCGAAAATGTCAGATACAATCTCGGTAACCGGATATCATCCACATTATAAGGAATTAGGACATGGTTGTACTGGCCTCTTCTATCTCCTGACTTACTTGGAGCATGTGGAAAACCAGCACTACCAGAGTAACAAGCAACACGAAAGTCAGTTTGCATACAAATTACTTCTGGAGATGTCCAAAAATGTCACGGTGTAGGGCATGCAACAAAAAGATGACGGAGTTGGAGTTATGCCGCAAGGTATTCTCCCCCGTCTTACAGAAATTAGTTTTCCTTGACTTGTGCACACATTGTTCACAAGAAGAGGATGAACTTGTCACTTACTACCAACGCAAACGCGCCAGAGAAAGTGATGACAACTGAAACCTACATCCTAAGGCATGAACAATGCCCTAGGTGTCATGAACAAGGGAGAGACAATGGAAAAGATAACCTGGGTGTTTATTCTGATGGGCATTCTTGGTGTTACAGTTGTGGCTTTATCATACCAGGTTCGGCAATTAAACGCTTTCTCGCGGAAGGAGGCACGACTACTCTGGAAACATATCCTCAATCTCGACTCGCTCTACCCGGAGATGCGACAAGAACAATCCCAACTGAGCCAGCGAATTGGTTCTATTCGTACGGATTTACAGCAAATACAGCAACAAAACACCATGTCATGTGGTCAGAATCAAGACAAATGTTGCTGTTCCCCTACTTCATTGAAGGGGAGTTGCTTGGGTGGCAAGGACGCACCTTCGGAGATGCAAAAGCAGGAAGAAAGTGGTTCACTCAAGGGAAAGTTGACGATTTCATTTACACCATTGGACCTCGGTCCTCTACCCTGGTTCTTGCGGAATCAATCATAAGTGCAATCAAGATTAGCCGTGTAGCAGAAGCTAGTCCAATCTTTGGATCTACTATTTCCAATCAACGCCTCTTGCGTATTAACAAATTGTATGGTAAGATTGTTATATGGCTTGATCCAGACAAACGTACGACAGCCCTGAAGGCTGCTCGTACCGCACAGTTGTTTGGATTAGACACACACGTTGTTCTATCTGATATGAAACCAAAGGATTACACCATACCGGAGATTGAGAAATGGATAGAGAATTAATCAGACATTTAGCAGAATCTGCTGGAATTCCCGTAAGTACTAGTTGGAATGATCCATGTCCAAGCATATTGGATTTAATCCAATTCATTGCCAACGTCGACGCCGAACGCGGGAAGTCTGCAACCGCATACCTGACATATAAAGGGGATTTGCTTCACGCAGACGATCCGAAAGTGTTGGAGCATAGCGATCCTTCACCACTCTTCCTCTCTCCAGTAGCTCCGACAGGAATGGCCTTGGTTCCAAAAACAGTAAAAGGTCGCCCTCCTGATAATGTGATGGCGGTACATGCTGAGTGGGTAAACAATTATGCCTCTTACGCAGATTTCTACGAAGCCGCTATAGCTGCCGCTCAAGAAGCATAGAAGTAAGTGGCCCATATGAATGGAGAATTGATGAGATTGAACGAAAAACTAGTCGGACTGAAAGCCGACTTTATGAACTTGATACGCTCCGTAGCGAGTTGGATCATCTGGAACGTACCGTGCGGGAACTAGGCTCCGAAGTTGTTGAACTTCGCGCTGAACTCCAAGCCTGTAAGGATCAACAGGAAATGCATATAGCACAAGAGGAACACAATATTAACTAACATGACAATATATAAGAAAGGATAGAATGATTCGACCAGAAGCAGCATTAATCAAAATACTCTTGGAGCTAGAAGTCTACAACAAATATCGCTCATTCATTACAATCAAGGATGATAGAGAACTCCAAACTCTCTACACCTTCTTAGATCAACTTATGGAAGAGTACCAGAGAGATGTAAGCTTCGACGAGTATTGCCTGGTAGTAATGAGTGGCATCCAACAAGACAAAGAAGTTACACAAACCTTACTGACAGTGATCGGTGAAGCCAATGTCGCAAAAGACGTGGCTGAACAATTACTGATTCAGTACAAGGAACGAAGCCTTGCACATGATGTTGCTTTACTAGCTATTGGGGTAACAGAAGGAAAGAAGTCTTTCTTGGAATTACAGGAAAGTCTCAATCAGCATGAGAGTATTGCTGAAGAGATCCAAGATGATGCCTTTGTCACAGATGATCTTGAAACTTTGCATACGGATTTTATTGCACGGAATGGTTTGCGATGGAGGCTTAACACTCTGAATAAGATGTTGGGATCACTCCGGCGTGGTAACTTTGGCTTCATCTTTGCCAGACCAGAAACAGGTAAGACAACCTTCCTTGCATCAGAAGTAACCTACTTTGCAGAGCAAGTTGGAGTGGACGATGGCCCAATCCTCTGGTTTAATAATGAGGAAGACGGTAATCAAGTGCAACTCCGATGCTATCAAGCATCTTTAGGTGTAACCAGAGACGAGTTGTTTATCGATAAGAAAGACTCAAACCTCCGTTACCATGCCCTGATTAAAGGCAAACTCAAGATATATGATTCGGCTAGTATATCCAAAGGACAAGTAGAACGAATCTGCCGCGAACTAAAACCTTCTTGCATTGTCTTCGATCAACTAGACAAGGTGAAAGGTTTTGTAGGGGATCGGGAAGATCTCCGTCTGGGAAGCATCTATCAATGGGCTAGGGAACTAGCAAAGATGTATTGTCCAGTAATCGGTGTCTGTCAAGCTGATGGTTCAGGTGAAGGAAAGAAGTGGCTAACAATGGAAAATGTAAGTTCCGCCAAAACGTCCAAGCAAGCAGAAGCTGACTGGATTTTAGGAATTGGAGCTACACATCAAGATGGTTTTGAATTCATCCGCCACCTTCATGCTAGCAAGAACAAACTGTCAGGTGACTTAGATACTGAAGCATCTATGAGACATGGTAAGGTTGACGTTATCATAGAACCAACCACTGCTAGGTACAAAGATTATTCATAGGAGATATCATGTGTTGTGATGAATGGGATTATGGAGAACCCGTAGGAGAATGTCCTGCCTGTGGTGAGCCAGTAGACAAAGATGGTGATGCTGTTACCGGATGTTATTACTCTCCAATAGAGTGTGTCTTATGTGGTAGCAGACCATGTGATGGGAGTTGTTGAATCATGAAACAGATGGAGGCTGATGCAATTGCCAAGGCAATCCGAAACAGGACGAAAGTCCCTATCGGATACAAGACAGAGTTGGTCGATGCCTTCTGTGCAGTTATGGTGGAACAAGATCAATTCTTCAATGTCAAACGCTTTCGAGATTTTGCATTGATGGAGTTAGATCCGGGCTGGCCCAACCAAGTAGATGCACATTACAAAAAGGATCGAATGTGAATCGTTATAGAATCCCAGTGGATATCACGTTGTATGCCGAAACAGCAGAAGATGCAGAACGGCATGTTCAAGTTTTCATGCGAGCAGCACATCGTGATATTGGACCACAGTACAATATGCAGGGTTATACATTCCCGGCAGGATATCCTGTAGAAAAAGATGAATGATGTCTTTGCATTAGATATAGAAACAACAACATTTCAAAAAGGTGACCCATTTGCAACATGCAATTCTCTTGTTCTTGGTGCTATCGGTACCAGTAAACTTTACCATCCTTTCACTCCTGATGCGTATGACGATGTTCAAAGCGCCTTGGCTTCTGCCACGATGGTGGTACTATTCAACGCAAAGTTCGATCTGCATTGGTGTCGTCGGATGGGTCTGCACTTTGGGATACGTCTTCCTGTATGGGATTGCCAGTTAGCTGAGTTCATCTTGTCTAACCAGCAATGGAAGTATCCCAGTCTGGATGAGTCATGCGAACGGCGTTCCTTACCACGTAAACTAGATGTAGTCAAGAAAGAATATTGGGAGAAGGGGATTGACACACCCGACATCCCACACGACATCCTTGACGAGTACCTACGTGGTGATATCAACAGTACATACCAGCTTTACCTTGCGCAGCAAGTTGCGTTCAAGACACCAGAACATGCTGGTAAGTACAGGTTGTTTCGCATTTGTTGTTATGATTTGATGGTCTTACAGGAGATGGAGTACAATGGATTCTTATTTGCATGCGAGGCAGCGAAGGAAGAGTCTCTACGCCTGGAGAAAAAAAGCACAGAGTATGATGCTATTATTTATAATGAGTTTCCTGATGTTCCCATCAATCTTGGTTCTCCTAATCATATTAGTTGTATGCTCTATGGTGGGGAAATCACAGCAACTTGTAAGGTTCCTATTGGGGTTTTCAAGACGGGTGTAAGGGCAGGACAACCTAAGTTCCAGAATGTAGATCAGATCTATACCTTGGAGAGATTGGTTGAACCACTGAAGGGTAGTGAGTTAGCTAAGGAGGGTTACTATGGAACAAGTGAAGATATCCTCAAGAGTCTTAAAGGATCTGGACGAGTTAAGAGAATTATTCAAGCATTACTTGATCGCCGTGGAATTGAGAAACTCCGGGGTACCTACTATGACGGAATTCCAAAACTACTTGACGAACATCAGTGGAGAGATTCGACAGTACATGGACAATTTAACCAATGTGTTGCAGTTACTGGAAGACTCAGTAGTACCAAACCCAACCAACAAAACTTACCTGGAGGATGCAAGAAATTTTGCATAAGTCGCTTTGATTATTAAAGACGCATATGAAATCAACTTAGTCATGTGTCATCGACAAGCAGTAGAAAGCAGTAGAAAAAGGCAAGAGAAACAGAAGACATGTCCACACACCCATCGAGTTTATGATGGGCATGGACATGACGATGATGCCTATCGATGCACAGCATGTGGTGATATTGAATGGCGATAGTAAATGCAGATGCGAAAAGCTGTAGTAGGTGCAAACAACTACAACCTATCACAGAATACGCAATAAATTCACATAGAAAAGATGGGCATAACAACGAATGCAAATCTTGTTATAATATACGTTACATACAACGAACACCAACATCACAAAGATACAAAAAGTTTGGTGGTACTACTAAAGAGTATATGAAAATATACTCAGCAAAGCACTATCAAAACAACAAAGGATATTACAGAAACAAGTGTGCTATAAGAGAACGTGATCTTCCACAAGCCACACCTCTCTGTGGAGTGTCCTTCTTTATACAAGAAGCATATGAACTTGCACAATTACGATCTAAACTGTTAGGGTTTCTTTGGGAAGTGGATCATATTATCCCAATTAAGCATGACCTAGTTTGTGTATTACATGTAGAACACAATCTACAAGTAGTACCAACATCTTGGAATAGACAAAAATCTAATAAATGGGATTGTGTGAAAGGAGTTCAGACTTATGATCGTTAACGCCGATGCTAAGTCGCTTTAACTGGAATGGATTAGTTACCTCTTCCTTAGTCAAGATAAGAATGGAATTCAAGAATGGCTAGAATTCGTGGACAACCCGAAACTTAATGACATCCACACGAAAAACCAGAAAGATCTCCAGCTTATCTCTCGTCTCATTGCGAAGATATTTCTATTTCGGTGTATTTACCGTGGGCCTGCTTTTGCTTATGCACATGACCCTGACTTCTGCAAGGTGAGTACAAACCAAAAATTCTGGCAGAAAATTATTGACACCTTCTTCGAGAAATATTATGGACTCAATGCAAAGCACATCCAACTCATTCAGGAAGTTACTACAAAAGGTTTCAACACGAGCCCTTTTGGACGAGTGCATCAGCATACACAAAGGCAGACTAGCAGAGGTCCGGAGTGGAACATCCCGGATATATGCAATCACGTCAATCAAGGGTGCGGAGCGGATGTCATGGCTGTTGCAAGAGTTACATTCGCGAATCGTTGGATGCAGTCAGGACTAGAAGGTAAGCTCATCTCTACTGTACATGATAGTATTGTACTGGATGCTCCCCAATCGAGTGTCATTCCAGCAACAATCATGATTCATGAAACATTTAGAGATTTGCCTAAAAGTATTTCCAAGGCATTTGGAATTGATTGGAATCTACCCCTGTTGTGTGAAGTTGGAGCAGGACCAAACATGAAGGAACTAACCGAAGTTGTTGTGTGAAAGGGTCGGTCATGATGTTACCAAAAGATTTAGAACATGAAGTCCTAGTTAATCGTTTCATTTATTATGTGCTTGATGATAACATTATCTCAGATCAAGCATACGATACATTGGAACGAGAGGCACGTGCAGTATGTCCCAAAGAATCACCCGTACATGGGATTGGCTCATCCCTACGTACCTCATATCCACAAGAAGTGGCTAATGATGCTATGAGCCGTGTAAGCTAACCAAAGGAAAACCATGCAATTTCAAATTGAAGTCATCAATGTTCAGAGTACTACGAAACCTACCAAGACGGGCAGCTACACCATGTTGGATGTGGCATTCAAACGTCTTGACACAGGTAAGATTGAAGGTAAGAAGATTGTCTCCTTCACTAATAAGGAAATCTTCAACCTGATGTCGAAGGCGGTGAATGGTAATCAATTCACCATCACATCGGAAAAGAATGAACAAACCACCTACTGGGAATGGACTGCTGTTGTTCCTGGTGCTGGTGGTGGTAGTGAAGCACCCAGCAGTGCCCCTACGGCAGCCAAGACGGGCTTTGCCTCTCCTAAGAGTACCTATGAAACGTCTGAAGAGCGTGCAGCCCGTCAGGTATTGATTGTGCGTCAATCCAGCCTCAGCAATGCTATTGATCTTCTGAAGGTCGATAAGAAGGCAGTGGATGCTGGTGAAGCACTCCAAGTGGCAGAGTTGTTTGCTAACTGGGTCTTCCAAAAGGGTGAAACTGTTGGAGAAGATACCAACTTTGCCGACATGGCAGATGACATCCCTATGTGATCTAGTAGAACGCTTACGAATCAGAGCAAAGATTCGTAGGCAAATTACTACACGTAAAAGTATACAAGAAGGAAAGCCAGATCGTTTGGCAGATCTTCTTGATGAAGCTGCCCAGGAGATAGAAAAATTGCATGCAACTACTCGTTGATGCCGACATCGTGGCCTATAGATGTTCTGCATCTGTTGAGCCATCAAAGAAAGTTGAACCACGTACTTTAACCAAAGAAGAGACAGACTTTGAACGTGACATTGCTATTGCTCGTTGTGATGCCCTAATGAGGGAATTAATTCATACGACACAAGCAGACACATATCAATGTTTCTTATCTGGACGAGAGAACTTTCGCTATCGTGTTTATCCAGATTACAAAGCTAACAGAAAGGACACAGTAGATCCACGTTTCCGTCAGGATTGCAAGGCATTTCTCTTGAAAGAATGGAATGCAACACTCTCACATGGAAATGAAGCAGATGATTTATTGGGCATTGCCCAGACAGAAGATAGTATCATTGCCACAATTGATAAGGATCTTCTAATGGTGCCGGGTTGGCATTATAACTGGGTGAAAGATGAACGGACATATACAGCACCATTAGATGGAATTCGCTTTGCATACAAGCAAATGCTGATCGGTGACAAAGCTGATAACATCTTTGGTGTAGCAGGTTTAGGTCCAGTAAAAGCAAGCAAACTTATTGATAATCTCGAAACAGAACAAGAGATGATTGAACAAGTACTCACTCTCTATGATGGAGACACTGCACGATTTGTTCAGAATATCACTTGTCTATGGATTATGCAAAAGGAAGGAGAAACATGGCTACACCGCGTAGATCGCTCAGTTTTACCAAGCCAATTGAAACAAGAGATGGAAGCAGTATTAGAATCTACGAAGTTTTCGATGGTCGATACATTAACGGAGCCTATTACGATCCCTGTGATGACGTTTGGTATCCCTGTCAATGGTCTAGTACCGGAGTCTATGGAACCAAAAAGTCAGCCCTTGACCTCGTGAATGTAGCAGAGTTCACAGAAGAGAAGACTTAATGGATTGGACTCCAGGCCGTAAGAAGAGTTTCATTGTCTCAGCATTACGTACAGGGGCGCGTCGCTGGCCCCCGAAGTATGAGACATTGTTGGAGTCTTGTACTGGACAGAAGATCAATCTGAAATCTGGCCGATTGGCTAAGCACTATACTTGTGCACACTGCCTCGAAGAATTTCCTGCAAAGGATGTCGAAGTAGATCACATTGATCCAGTTGTATCTACAAGTGACGGGTTTATGGATTGGAATGTCTTTATCGACAGATTGTTTTGTCCTAAAGAAAATCTACAGACTTTATGTAAAACTTGTCATAAGAAAAAGACTAAGGAAGAGAGAACTAAACGATGAAGACCCATTTGGTCCTACCCGATGTCCAGGTAAAACCAGGAGTGGATGTATCATATCTAAAGGCAGTAGGGGATTACATGGTGGAGAAGAAGCCAGATCGAATGATCTGTCTGGGTGACTTCGCTGACATGCCTTCCCTTAGTGTCTATGATTTTGGTAAACGTAAGTATGAAGGGCGTCGATATCATGATGACATTGCGGCAGCACAGACAGCGATGGATATTCTATTATCTCCACTACATGATTACAACGAAAATGCCATCAAGAATCGTAAGAAACGTTATCATCCTACTATGGATATGTTCCTTGGTAATCATGAGGATCGCATCGACAGGGCAATTAATGAAGATGCCAAATTAACTGGAACACTCTCAATTGATGATCTTGGGTATGAGACTGCGGGTTGGACAGTACATCCGTATCTTGTCCCTGTAGTGATTGATGGTATTGCGTACAGTCACTATTTTGCATCTGGTGTTATGAATCGTGCAATCACCTCTGCACGTGCCTTGGTCACAAAGAAACATATGTCCTGTATTCAAGGGCACAATCAAAAAATGGAGATTTACAATGAATATCGAGCCGATGGACAAATGCTCACCGGATTATTTGCCGGGTGCTGTTACCTGCACGATGAGGACTATCTCGGTCCCCAAGGTAACAACTACTTCCGAGGCATCCACATGCTGTATGAAGTCGAAGACGGACAGTTCCAATGCCACAGCATCACCCTCGACTACCTCCTTAAGCGTGCAAGTCGGCGGTAATCACTACAAAGATTGTCCGATTCAGCCCATTGAATACATCCATGCCAACAAGATTCCTTTCATTGAAGGGTGTATCATTAAGTATGTGACACGTTGGCGTAATAAAGCTGGTGTAGTGGATCTTGAGAAGGCTAAACACTTTCTCACCATGTTGATTGAACTCGAAAATAAAAATAAGGAAACTGCATGAACATTAATGAATACCAAAAACATACAATGGAATTTGCTGTTTATCCGGGAGCAGGGGAACATAGTTTCCAAGAGATCAACTACCTCGTGCATGGATTGACATCAGAAGCTGGTGAGGTTTCTGGGAAGTTGAGTAAGATTATTCGTGGGGATGTTGTCCCACCTGAGATGTTCTTGGCTGAAGTCGGAGATGTCTTGTGGTATCTGGCACGTATTGCAGACAACTTGCAAGTGGATTTGGAGCAAGTAGCTGAATACAACTACAACAAGTTGGTTGAACGTAAGAAACTGAACCTGCTTAAGGGTTCCGGAGATACAAATAAAGAACGTAAGGAGATGATATGAGTTTAGATCCTGTTACAGCATTACTTGACATTGGTGGTAAAGTTATTGATAGGCTTTGGCCTGATCCAGCAGTTGCTGCTAGTGCTAAATTTGAATTATTCAAACTGCAACAATCTGGAGAGTTAGCGCAACTCGGTGATCAACTAGAGATTAATAAGGTAGAGGCTGCAAACCCTTCTGTTTTTGTTTCTGGTTGGCGTCCTTTTGTTGGTTGGGTTTGTGGTTTTGGCTTAGTCTATAGCTTTATTGCACAACCTTTGCTTGCATGGGGTTCCGTCAATTGGAGTTTTGTTATTCCTCCTACATTGGATCTTGGGACTCTTCTTACTATCTTGGGTGGTATGCTTGGTCTTGGTAGTCTTCGTACTGTAGAAAAAGTAAAGGGTGTAGCAGCATGACACCATGGGAATTAGCCGAGATCCTACGTGAGTATGATGAAGCTACCCTGGTAGACAAGTTGGATATCACGTCTGTGGAAATTGTAGACAGGTTTGACGATAGGATTGAAGATAAATTTGATGAGCTTGTCGAAGAAGAAACAAGAACGCCTTGAACGTAAAGCAGCCCTGACTAAGAAGATTAGCAGGGTTGCACTTAAACAAAAAGAACAGAGAGAAGAACTGAAAGCGTATGCAAACATACCAAGATAAAACTTCCGAGCAACAAGATAAGATGCGAGAGAATTCTCGACGTTATTACAACAATAACAAGGAGAAGTCTGCCCTTCGAGCAAAAGAATGGCGGTTAAGTCATCTCGATTATATACGAGAAAAGCAACGGTTAGATAAACGCAAACGTAAGGTATGGGCAATCGATTACCTAGGTGGTATTTGTATGTCCTGTGAACAAACCTTTCATCCATCAGTATATGAATTTCATCACCTAGATCCCAAAGAAAAGGATCGAGATCCATCTAAAATGTTACAGTTGTCTTTAGATGTTCTTACAAACGAATTAGATAAGTGCATTCTACTTTGTGCTAACTGTCATCACATCACTCATAATGGATATACACTTTAATGATTCATAAATCCTTTAAAACATCCTTTGCTGAAAATGTCTTCAAACAAAAATACGCCCAAGGTCCGAGTGATACTTGGGCAGCATTATGTGTTCGGTTAGTAGAGGATGTTTGTGGCACCCGTTGGGGAACAACACAGGCGTTAATGGGTAAAGAGGATAGAGATCAATTGGAACAGTATATGATCTCCATGAAGTTCATGGCTGGTGGGCGATACCTCTACTACGCAGGGCGGCCCGCAAAGTTTTACAATAACTGTTACCTACTGAGAAGTGAAGAAGACACCCGGCAAGATTGGGCTGATACAGCATGGAAAGCAACTAACTGTCTAACAACAGGAGGTGGAATTGGAAACGATTATTCTCGCTTACGAGCATCAGGTAAACCTTTATCCCGGACAGGGGGAACAAGCTCAGGCCCTATCCCGCTCATGTCAGCAGTTAATGAAATCGGAAGAAGTGTCATGCAAGGAGGTAGCAGGCGTTCTGCAATTTACGCCTCGCTCAATTGGCTTCACGAAGATATCCCAGACTTCCTTACAATTAAGAATTGGTCAGATGATGTAAAGGCAGCAAAGGCAAAGGACTTCAACTTCCCCGCGATGTTGGATATGACGAATATTAGTATCAACTACGATGATAAGTGGTTGTACAATGCAGATCGTCAGAATCTCCACACATTCAAAGAGAATTGTCGTCAAGCTATGATGACTGGAGAACCTGGGTTCAGTTTCAATTTTGGAGATAAGCAGAATGAGACACTTCGTAACGCCTGTACAGAAGTTACGTCTGAAGATGACTCTGACGTTTGCAATCTTGGAAGTATCAATCTTGGCAATATACCGTCTTTGGAAGAATTCAAAGCCGTTGTCTGCTTGGCAAGCAAATTCTTGGTATGTGGAACACTCAGAGCGGACTTACCATACGACAAAGTCTTTAAGGTGCGAGAGAAAAACCGGAGACTTGGTCTTGGACTTATGGGTATCCATGAATGGCTCCTCCAGCGACGAGGATCTTATCAAGTCACGCCAGAGTTGCATGAATGGTTAAAGGTATATCGAGATGAATCCAAAAGAGCAGCAGATGAACACTGTGAACACCTCTATATTAGTCGACCAGTTGCATATAGAGCTATCGCTCCTACAGGATCTATTGGCATACTCGCAGGAACGACTACAGGAATTGAACCATTATTCGCAGTTGCTTACAAAAGACGTTACCTCACTGATGGAACGAAGTGGAAATATGAGTACGTTGTTGATTCGACTGCGGACACCTTAATCAAGCAACATGGTCTTGATCCAGAGACCATTGATACTGCTTACAAACTGAGCCATAATTATGAACAGCGAATCAAGTTCCAAGCGGACATTCAAGATTACGTTGACATGTCCATTAGCTCCACCATCAATCTACCCCAATGGGGTTCGCGTGACAACAACGAGAGTAAGGTGTCAGAATTTGCTCAGTGCCTGTCACGCTATGCTCCACGATTGCGTGGATTTACCTGTTATCCAGATGGTAGTCGAGGAGGTCAACCCCTGACAGAAGTGTCATATGAAGAGGCCATGAAACATCGTGGTACAGTTTTTGAGGAACATGACATCTGCGACATTAGTGGAAAGGGTGGTACCTGTGGAGGATAAGGTATTCCTGTCAGTTGTCTGGATTAGTGGTTTGATGTTTGGTCTAGAGATTGTATGGGAAAGCCGTATGGTTGTCTTAGATCTCGGTATTATTAGAATTTTTGTAGGTCTTTATAAGGAACACAAATGATTGAAATGCACAAGCAGCAAGTTGAGTTGGATGTAGAAGTTTGGCTGTTCATGCAGCAGTTGGAAATTATCTAGACAAGAAAAAGCCCGGACTCTTTACGAGTAACCGGGCTTCTTTTTTACTTCTTCTTACCACCACCTTTTTTACATCCCATACAATACCTCCTCTAATTTCTTCATACGATTCTCCCAACCATTAGCAAACTTCTGTTGGATGGGATCTTTGGCTATAATAGCCTTATAGAAGCCCCTGCGACGCGCTTGGTAGGCTTGCAACAACTCCTTGGTACTATGGCGTAGGGTGTAGGTATTAATGGCGTACAGAGTGTTCTTACCACATACACCATCAACACCACTACCAATGAGTTCTTGTAGAAATTTGATAGCTTTCCCTTTACCGTGTTGTACAGCAGCATCAAAGACACACAAATCTAGAAGACGTGGTAATTCTGTCCAATAATTTTCTTTGTAGATGGTAGCTACTTCATCATCCGTTATATCTTTTACATCTAGAAATGGAGAACCATGCCAAGCATCATATGTTCTTTGTGTAATGCCCTTGTTGGTAACACCTCCATGATCTACATGATCGTCTATATAACCCCCTTCAAACTGCAAGATTACTGGCAAGCATTCATCAAATCTCATTTCTTAATCCCATAATTTAAGGTCTCCATAGCTTTCTGTACATCTATATGTCCAGACTTATTAACAAAGTGTCGTAAGTATTGATCCACAGATTTATTGTAAACACCACTTTCAATACCAGACATAATCTTATCTGGTGTTACTCCAAGAGATATTAGTTTGTCAACATACTGATAATCTCCTGTTTCTACTAACATATTTGTTGCTTGTTGTACCTTAGCAATCTTTATTTTATCTCTGGCAGTTTGTTCAAATGTCTGTTGATCTCCTCGACGTTGTTCGACAGAACGGCCACCTAAGAATCCAGCAAAGACATCTTTCTGTGTTCTAGGCATATCTGCATCCCCAGCCTTACCAGTAGAGATCATATTGGTATTATCCCCTAAGATCTTGGTGGTATTAAGACCAAGCAACTCTTTCGAACCGTAGCCAATAGGGCCAGTGATAAGTTTGTCAATATTCCCACGACCCTCACCTACACTAGTCTTGCCCTGCAAGGTAGCTGGAAGTTGCACCAGAGCCTTTGCAGTATCATATGTGGCCCCTAGTAAGGGGAAGAGTTTAACAGCATCTTCTTGTCCCAAGGCAACAGCTGCTAACAAAGAGAACATTGTCTCATTAGAACGCATAGAAGAAGATAAATCCATACCAGATAAAGCAGGAATACCATACAATGCAACATCCTTAGCATCTTGTGATGTGATAGTCAAACGATCCAAGAAAGACTCATCACCTGAGAAGATCTCCAGAATAGATGGGATAGTGATATCGTACAACTTCTCTGCAATCTGTCTGAAGCGCTCGTACTCCTGAATGAATGGCAAACTAAGTACACCACCCATAGCAGTAGAAACAAGACCATAAGCAATTAATGGAGCAACATTACCTTTCTTAGCATCCTTCAAGTAAGAAACAAAGTTACCTAGTTGATTCAAACCAAAAGAACTTAATGGTTTCATACCAGTACCAATGAATCCAGCCTTCTCAAAGATAGGTGCAGAACTAGCAGAGTCATACACATTCATTGCTTTGTCTGCTGCTAAACGTGCTTGATAAGATGCTTCAGACTTAGATAAACCTAGATCAGTGAAGTGCGTGTAAGCAGTAGCATAGGAGATCAGACGAGATATAGAATCTGCACCCTTCCCAAGCTTACCGAGAAGTACATAGTCCTCAATAGCAGTCAAGCCTTTCTCTACTCGCTTAGCTTCTCCTACATGCTTACTAAGATTCATCGACTCCAAATACTGAGCTTCTATTATGTTATACTGTTGTGATATATCCTTGATATGATTCATTAATTCCTTATCACCAGTCACAACTTTCATTGTACCCTTAGCAAAGGAATAGAATGCTCGAAGACCGTGCCCATCACGTGCCATCTCTGGAATGATGAAAGGTGTCGTTAAGATCTGGGATAGAACAAAGATAGGTTTAGCCATCATCTTAGTTGCATAGAAGAGTCTCATGGCTGTATCAGATGCCACTTTAACTGCTCCAGCTTCTCGGGCTTGGAACTCCTTGCCCAGCACCTTCACCATCAGACTGCTAACAACCTTGTCTGCCACATGCTCCAGTTTGCTGACACCAGTCTTAGTCTCTAAGAAATCCTCATTACGTCCTAAGGCACTATCAAAGAACTGCTGAATAGCTGCATGACCCGCCGGGTCTGCTGCCTTCATATTCTCATCAGACAATATAGGTTCCACCTTGTGCTTCACAATCAAGGTACGAAGGTTCATACCAAAGTTGTTAACCTCGCCTTGTATACCCTCCTTGAAAGAGCCACCCAATTGATCCCTAGATCTAAATAACTCAGAACCACGATAGCCGGGAACATTGGTACGGAATTGATGATGATAACCAAGTTTCCCACCCCGAGTCTGCATACTATAGACAAGTTCATCAATAGTCTTCTTTAGTGCTGGTCCTGCTGTAGAATACTTTTGTTCCAAGACACTGCCAATGATGTCCGCCATTTCCTTGTTAGGTTGGCGTTCCTCCTTCTTGTTAGCGTCCAATACATCAGATACTTCCAGATACTTCAAGTTAGATCCATCAGACAGGTTACGTTTAAAGATCTCAGCAGCTTGTCTAGTCTTGAAGGTTTCAATGTGGACATTATTGCCCTTGAAAGAAATCTCAATAGAGTACTGTCCAAGACGCTTAGCTGGATACCAACCGGGACGATAAGGAAGTTCATGCTTCTTTCCAAGATCTCGTTGCACCTTCAACGTCTCTTCATACATACCACCAAAGAGTTTGGCTAAAGTGTTATAAGCATTCTGTTGATCTATAGAAAGATGACTACCGTTATCTTTGAGGTTATCTGCATAGTCTTTACCCTCTTCAAATCCCTGCTTAAAGAGATCATGCACTACAGCCATGTCATGATTGGATGTAGTCATGACTGTAATGATGGCACTGCCCTTATTCTTTACTTTGTTCAAGGTATCCATGAAGCCCATCTTACTTACATCAGGACTACCTTGCCATAAGAGATTCTGAATCCTCTCTGATGTCTCCTTAGCTTCCCGGATAGCACGGAAACTTTGCTGTACAATCGGATGATCTCTAAAGAATCCCTCGGCGGTATTCATACCAAAGAAGTTTCTACCAACAGCATTCCGTAGATCTTTTGTACTAGGTAAGGTATCTACATTAAACGCTGGTTTAACTTCTGCAGTTGCAGACAACTTCTGAAAGAATCCCTCTGATTTTCTAGAGGCAGTCTCAATTACATCTGAGGCAGAATCGATAGCCTCATCTAAAGCAGTACGAGTTTCACGAGTAATGCCAAGAGCTTCCTTGATAATATTCTTGAAACGTGCATACATAGATTCCGACCGCTTCTCTGGCCCAACAGCAATAGAACTTAAGAACTTCTGAAAGACTGGGTTAGTAAAGATTTCAGATACAAATTCCTGTGCATTAGTAAATCCGTAATGTTCTCCCTTGCGTTTAGGAAGAGTACTATATGCCTCCTTGTACTGATTGAATAATGTAATTAGATTCTTAGCAGACTTCGATGTACCTTGTTCTAGCAAAGCTACTGTAGCAGCATGGACAGTCTCATGTAAGATCGTTCGAATGTCGCCACGATCTCCTAAGATTACTTCATGGTTTGCACCATTAAGATACACACCATTAGCTGTCATACCTTTATCATTCTTCATCTCTATAGAACGCATAGAGAACTTCGCAGACAT